TAAGGCAAGTACTACGACACGGCTTTTTTCTCTTTGTTTTCTTTTACTCGGTTTTCTTTTCTTTCTCTTTTTTGTTTCATGTATTTATATATCTAGGCACAAAAAAGCCCCAACTAACATAGAAGGGGCAAAACTCAGGATCAATTCACCATTAAACGATCCGTTATAATTATTTAATAGTCCTGAGATAACAATAAAATAAACATTAATTAGGGTATCTTCTAGCGTAAAGCTTATCTATTCTTGACATAATATCTTGATGCATAGGGTTAAGTTTATCATTATAAGCAGGGTGTGAGCGCAATTCATTTAATTGACCTTCAAAATCAAGAGAGTCAACTTTTTGATTACCAACCATGCTACTAGATCCTAAATGCTTATTAGCATTAGCAAGAGCTTTTAGAACTTCCTTATTACCTGCTAGGCCGTTATCTACTAATACATCATATAAACCTAGATTATTAGCAGCATTACTCGCATCTTTAAGAAAAGCTTTATACTCTATCTCACCCATTTCATTCATAAGATCCATTTGAGTTTGACTTGCTTCTTGTATTTTTTCTTGTTCAAAAGCTTCTTCTGCAGACTGTTGACGCTGCAAGTCATATGCAACTAAATCTTGAAATTGCTCTTGGTTAAAACCTTTACTATGTGCGAATTCTTGAAAGCCAGCCAACGCTTCATTATCAACTGGCGGCGCTCCTTCAATAGGCTCATATTTATACATATCCGATTTTACAGGGCGGCCAATAGCATTATAAAAACTATCAATCTCTTCCTGTGTTGCATTCTCACCTGGTTTAACTAAACTTTTTTTACCAATAAGTGACGCTTGATTAATTAAACCTTTAGCGGCTTCATCAAGAGTCTGATATTTATTGACGTTAGGATTACTGCGATACTCTTCACTTAGTGAATTTATCCACGATTCGTTACTTGTATCGGGCTTAATATTATCTAAAGATGTAGATAATAAGTTATCAGTGTCTAACGTTGGGTTAATATCTGCTTCAGTCTGAACTTCAGTTCCTACCGCTGGTGATGTATCTACATTATCTGTAGACATTTGTGCTTGTTCTTCCATATTATTTCGCCTCTAGTTGTTTTTGTATGTATCTGTAAAGTTCTTTTTTGCCTTCTTTATGCGCCATCACTAAAGGCTCTAAGCTAAAAGAAGTATAATTAAACTCACTTACCTTAGCTAAATCTTCTAAAACTT